AAGGCAAAGCTAAAGGGCCTGCCGCCTGCAATTCACAGACAACAAGCCCTTTCGGCTGTTTGAACTATTTTTATTTCAAATTATTGTCTAACTTTTTGGGGTCACTTCATAGCTGGTCCTTTTTCTATTGTCAAGTACACTGTTTTGTGAGGCGCTTACTTTGTTGGCCTCCCGCTGGCCGGTGCGGCCGGGCTTGAAGCTGTAGAAGCTGCGGCGCTTGCCGTCCTTCTGGACATTGATCTGCCAGCGGCCCAGCTTTTCCAGCCAGACCGCCGTGTTGGTACGTCTGCCCATACAAAAACCTCCTTTGGGTATGGTTTGACAGACCCCACCCAAAAGAGGCACAATCGCATTGTGCTAGCTGTGCGATGATCCTCTCTGAGGGGAGCCGGTTGCTTGTCCCGTTCACCTGCGCCAACAGGTGGGCGGGATTTTTTGTTTTTACTTACGAATTGGATTGCAGACAGTTTTTGTTAGGTTTTTTTTCAAGATAAGGAATGATGTTGTTTTTATAATCCCATGTATAATGCCGGTCACAAATATGGTATTTTGATATGTCCTTCTTATATTCAAAAGCTGCTGGCAACTCTTTAGAAGGTAAGCTGGTTATAGCTTCCCAGTTTTGAATATCTTTAAATTCTTCAGTGCCTGCAGGAATCCAGTATACACTTGCATAATAAGTGACGCATGGGTTCTGCACAGATAGTATCCGATCTTTAAAGTCTAAAATAACATATTCAGGAATAGGACTCCATTCATCGTCAAATTTTTCTTTGTGTTTTGAATCAAAAATAATCCGACCACCTTTTACAAGCCAAGCTTCAAAATATTCCGTATATTCTGAAAGATTTCCAATAAAATCAAAAGGATTTGTGATCCGCATATGCTGAACAATATACCCATTCTGATCTTGATTGCAAATTTCTGCAGTATTCCATAGAATGCGAAGATCAACACCCAATTCAGAAGAAACATTTGTAAAATAGCACATTTAAAACCTCTCTTTACTGTTCAGTAGCACCGCTTGCAGGCGTCGAAGCCCCGGGCCTCGGCATAGCCCAAATCTACCTTCTGGGGGCCTTTCATGTTGCTGCAGCCGGAGTGGCTGTGGTACTTAGTGCCGCCGTGGGTGGGAATCCAAACCATCCTGCCGGTGGGGGTGTATTCCACATAGGGCAGGCCCCGGCTGGTGAATTCGGCTTCTTTGGCGGCCTGCTGGGCTGCGGCGGCCTCGGCGGCAGCCTGGGCGGCTTTGGCCGCGCCGATCTCCTGCTGATAGCGGGGCAGCTCGTCCGCCAGGGGATGGACGGCGTCGCCGCCTGCCTGGGCGTCATACACCAGAGCCTGGCCCAGGGCCAAGTCCACCACCGGCAGGCCGTTGGCGGCCAGCAGCCCCACATAGGTGCCGCAGGCGGTGAACTCGGTGATGGACCCATCGTCCGGGACGATCTTCTTCAAAGCGTCCACGCTGGAGCTGCCCAGCCGGATGTACCAGGTGCCCTTGTCGGTATTGAAGCCCACATAATTGTACTGGCCGTCGTTGTAGGCCGCGTTGTAGTCGGGCATACCGGTCAGGATGATCTGGGTGCCGATGGGCAGTTCCGCGATATCCTGGTACTGCTGGTCCAGGTAGGTGACCTGGTTGCCGGCCGCATCCGGGAAGGTCAGGGTGTCATACTTGGCGGCGGACGCCGGCAGGCACAGGGCCGACACCGCCAGGACGGCGGCCAGGGCCGCCGAGAGAATACGGGATGAAAGGTGCATGGGTAGGTTTCCTTTCAAAAATAATTGAATGTAACAACGGATTTTATAAGTTGGCCAAGATATATGCAGCAGTTTTGGTGTTTGAATCAGCACTTTTAGCGTATTTCTCATATAAGCAGAAACAAAATTGTATGCGGTCACGATACCATTCTAAATAACGAAGCATCTGCTTGGAGTCAACAATTTTATGGAGGTCTGCAAAGGAACATAATGTGATTTCTGGAATATCATTTCTGTTATCACTGTTGAAAATAGTTGGATAGATAATGCGAAAATTTCGCCGGTGTCCATTTTCTACTTGATTGATATAATTTTTGGCAATATTATATAAACTTTTTTGTGCTTCGAGTTCTCTTAGATGGTTTTGAATTGTGTAGTTGTTAAAAGTGCATACAAGGCTTACAATGTTACTCAAGTAGTTGCCTATATCAGTGGTTTCTGGGGGGAGACCCAGAGAATAGAAAGAGGTTTTCTGTCCGTTTTCTATACAATGTATCATTCTGATGCTGATGCCTGAATTGTATTCACTGAGAAAATCATATGAGAAACCAAATTTATCATATAATTCTTTTAACTTTTTAATCCCAGGACACAAGATGTTTTTGTTTGTCTTTTCACTTTGAAAACTAAATAACATCTTTATATATTCACTGCTGGCACAAGAACTAGTTTTATGCATCCAATCTGTTAAAACAATATATTGATCTTCGTCAGATAATTTGCCTGTATACCAAGCTGCAAAATATTCCTGAAAAGACCGATGAATAAAAAAATAGTTCTGACCATCCTTTATTAGCATACAAACAGATGAAGTTAAATCTTCTATAAATTCTTTTGATGAAAAGGAGGGACAATTGACAATTTTTGATGCTCTCTGAATGTATGTGAGTAGTTCGTCTTCTGAAAACTTGGAGACCTCTTCAAAATAAGAGAAAAAGCAAATGCGCGAAAAAATTATTTTAAAATCGTCGTAGCTTAAGTGGCAACGGAGCTTGCGAGTGAAATAATCTTTTGTGTCATCATGCCTGTAAAACAGTGTTAAAAAAGCTTGATCATAAAAGTCGTTTATATTTTCAGGGAAGGCAATGTATTTGCTAAAAGTGAGCAACATTATAGTTAGCAATAAGGGGTTGCTTGCAAATGATTTATGCTGTTCAAATAGTCCTTTCTTAAGAGCATATAAAAATGACTTTTTTGTTTTTATATCATATTCTGTTTTACTAATCAAAGCGAGAGCTTGCTCTTTTGTCAGAGAACAAAGGAAAATTTCGTGGAAATTATGCCAGCCCATAAAATGATAAGAAGGCCTAGAAGATATTACAAAATGATTTTTATTGTATTTGTTACTAAATCTTTGGATGAGTCTGAAAACGCCTTCGGCTTTTTCTTTGCAAACTTCATCAAAACCATCCATTAGAACAAGATAGCCGCCTTGATCCAAGCTATAAGCGTAGTGCTCTTCATTCAGTTTGAAGCCATTATCAGACAATTTTCTATATACCATATCGTACAGAGATTTTTCGCTGATTTCTATTTGATTGAATTCTCTTAATTCAATGAAAACAGGAATATAATTGTTGTTTTCGACCGAATCTAAGAAAAGGTACTTTAGCAATAGTGTTTTTCCAAGACCAGCGGCACCAGTGATGATTACTCTATTGCTGATATTCAGAAGATTTTGTGTATTAGAAGTATTTATAATTTCGTCCTGAGATTGTACATTTGGACACTCGTAAAAAGTGTGGAAAAACTGTGGTGTGTATGGAGAGAGTAATGTCTTGATTTGACTGATATTATCAACAGTGTTTTGTAGATAATCCTCGTAAGCATCACCATAATCAATGGAATCCTTGGCATCCGAATCCTGAAAGAAATTTTTTACTTTTTGCCAACCGGATTTAATGGCTTCTGTAATCAATGTTGTGGTGACATCTGCCGCAATTTTATTGGGATTAAATGCATTTGCTGTCTCTGTACTTAGTGCTGTTTCCGTGCCCATTTTGATTCCTCCAATCAAAATATTCTGTAGAGAATTTAAATATCCTTGATTTTTAAATACTACCAGTTGACTGTGTGGCATTTTATCAGTAGCACTTTTTGCAGGGCGTAAGGCCAAGGGCCTGGGCCTGCTCCAGGGTGACCTGGCTGGGGTTTTTCATATTGCTGCAGCTGGAGCGGCTGTGATACTTGGAACCGGTGGCCGAGATCCAGACCATCACTTCCTGCTGCTGGGCCGGGGCCGGTGTGGTGACAACCGGCGCAGGGGCGGTCTCGACGGGGGCCGGTGCGGCGGCCGATTCGCTGGAAACCGCTGGGGCGCTTTCAGAGGCTGCGGGTGCAGCCGGCTCTGATGCCGCGGCCTCCTTCTGAGGTTCCTGGCTGGAAGCGGGAGCGCTGTCTGTCTCCGCCTGGACTTCCGCGTCCTGGCTGGAGGCCGGTTCACTGACCGGGGTAGATTCCGCCGGAAGATTTTCTTCCTCTTGTACTTCCGAGGAGGCCGCAATCATCGACGATGCCGGCCCACTGGAGGAGGTGGGCAGAGAAGAACTGGTGCTGTCGTCAGATGCGCTGCCGGCCAGCAAGATCAGAACCCAGGCGACCGCCAGAATGCCAGCCTTTAGGGCCTTGTTGGAGACAAGGCTGCTGCGCCAGAACCAAATGGAAAGGGAGAAGGGCCAGAACAGAATAGCCACCACCCACCACAGGCAGCCATGGCCGGGGCGCTTTCCGCCGCCGCTTCCGGCCCCGCCAGGCACAGGCGATGGATTATAATTTTCCCCGGCGGCAGGGGACACCTGGTCCAGAAGCTTTTGATCCGGCGCGGTGATTTTAGGCTGGCTTTTGCGGCTGGACTTTTTGGAATCGGTGACATAGGAGATCCCGGTGCCCGGGATGCTGGCCGTGATCCGGCTGCCGCCGTCGGCCTTTTTGGTGTACCGCAACCATTTTACACCAACCGACCAGCCGATCCCCTTTTGACTCATATTGATCCGAAAGGGGCCGACCTTCTTGCTTTTGCGAAATCGAAAACCCACCTTGATTCCTCCTCAAATTTTAAAACCAGTGGGTAAAGCCGACGGCTTTGCCCTCGATCCGAATGTTTTCCAGCTCGGGGCCGCTGTAGGTTTTGGGCCGGTAGCTGGAGTTGGCGGGCATCAGAGTCAGGCTCTGTCCATCGTAGTAGACCCGCTTCAGGGTCGCCTCGCCGCCGATCCGGACGGCCGCAATCTCTCCGTCCTCTACTTCGGGCTGACAGCGGATATACACCACATCATTGTCCCGGATGCCTGCATCCACCATGCTGTCCCCATGACACCGCAGGCAGAAGTCACAGTGCACGCTTTCCGGCACGTCCACATAATCCGCGATATTTTGCTCTGCCGTGATGGGCTCGCCGCAGGCGATGTCCCCGATCAGTGGCTTTTTCACCATCCGGGGCAGGGGCTCAAAGCCCGGGGGAACTGTGCCGGCATTGAACTGGATCGGCTCTGCGATTTTGACATCTGTTCGTCCATACAGGTAGTCCATATCTACGTTGAATGTGTCGGCGATGGCCTCCATCGTCTCAAAGCCGGGCTCCCGTTCGCCCCGCTCGTACATATTGACACTGCTTTTGGATAGGTTCAGTTCATCGGCCAGCCTCTGCTGGGACCAGCCCTTCTCAGAGCGGAGAGATTTAAGCCTTTCTGAAAACGTCGCCATGGGTTAGCTCCTTGCTTAGATCTTGGATATTGTACAAATTTATAATACCACTGAATGTGCACTAAAGCAAGCACAAAACGTGCACTACAAACACACGAAAGAAAAGAGCACTATTTGTGCACAATGCGAATGGAAATGTCTTTGGAAATCGAGTACAATAAGTGCACATAAAAGGGAGGTGATTTACACGGATCACAAAGAAATTGGGAGCCGGCTGCGGCGGCTTCGGGGTGAACAAGACGCAAAAAGCGTCGCAAAAGCGCTTGGAATCAGAACGTCTGCCCTGTTTATGTACGAGCGGGGAGAACGGTCTCCCCGGGACCAGGTTAAAATGAAGATTGCCCGCTATTATGGCCTGCCTGTGCAGGAAATTTTTTTCTCCGAATGAACACATAATGTGCTCGAAAAGCGATAAAATTTTGAGCACAGGAAGAAAGGAGAGACAAGGCCTGCCGTGCAGGTGAGGAAACAATAATGGATGAAAGTGCAATCCGCATACAACAAAGACAGGAGGCGATTGTATGGAACCCAAAGACATCTTTTCACTTACCCCCCGAACCGTCCGCAAACTGACAAAGCGGATGTTCCCCCGGGTGAAGCTGACAATATCATCCAATATGCTGCCAGGCGTCGATATTTATGGAGGAAAGACCGGCCCGGAGGGGCTGATCCTGCTCTGTGAAAATGACTGGGCAGATGGCTGTGGGAGAATCCGCCTCAGCATTTGCGACGGGGCGTCCGACCATCGCATGGTCCAGTATTATGACCCCGACACACTGGTGAGGGACTTCGAGATGGAGGCCCGGCGGCGGGAGGGGAAGGGATGACCCCCCGTCCGTGCCGGCGGACCTTCCACCTGGACCGGGCCGAATGCCGGGCCTGCACTGGGCGGAATACCAGCTGCCCGGAGTATGAGCCGGCCCCGGATACCGGGCAGACACCGGCAGAAACAGAGGAACACGGCGGCCCTCTGAGGCCGCTCCAGGGGGTGCCGCAGCAGGCTGCCGGCCGGTCCGAGCCCGGCGCACCCAGACATGGTTTGCATGAATGATGGCAGGGGCTGCGGCGGCCGTGATTCTACACTTGAGGGGGTGACGTTGTGAAAAAGAAAGAATCCGCCCGGCGGGGCCTTTGGCTGGCCCGGGCTGGGCTGCTGGCTTTGCAGACCGGGTATCTGGCCCTGGAGCTGACCGCTCTGTGGATCGTCATGGGGATCGCGGAATATCCCGCGTTCTGGTCGCTGTACGCGGTGGCGGCGGTGGTTGCCAGCATGACGGGAACCGCCCTGCTGCCGGTGATCCGGCGGTACGAGGACTGGCTGGAGAAAGTCGAAGAAAAGGAGGAAAACTGATGTGAAAATGACCATCACGCTGGACGGTGCGCCGGATGATTTCGCGCCGGTGCTGGCAGGGCTGGGCTGTGTGGAGACCACGCCCCCGGAGCCCCCGCTGCCGGATGACCCGGTGACCTGGTTTCGCTCCAAGCTGAAGGCCGCCGGCCTCCACAGCGAGGACGTGGCCGCCGCGGTGGGCCTGGCCCCGTCGGGGCTGTCGGCCCGGGTACGGGGCCGCACCCCATGGAGCCTGCCCGAAGCCGCCGGGGCCTGCAGCCTGCTGGGGGCGGACCTGGCGGAATTTGTCCACTTTTTCGGCAGCCGAAAGGCTGCCCCGTGAACCAAAACAAAAAGGCCCCGCCCGATGGTCGAGATCGGGCAGAGCCATGGTGAGCTGTTGGATGTGCTCACCTCAAGTATACAGGAGGTGTTCCAAAAATGCAACACAATCGGGAAAAAGTCAGTATCCGCGCCGAATATGACCCCAATACCAAGATGGTCCAGGCGCTGGTGCGGGGCGGCAACGCAGATTTGTGCGTCCTGCTGGGGGCTTTGCTGCGGCAGGTGGCAGAGGAATGGGGCCGCAAGACCGGCGATCCCGCCGGGGCCAAGGCGGACGCTTTGGAGATTGTGCAGAATGCGGCGGCGTCCCGCGTGAAGGAAAGCGCCCGGATTGACCTGTCGGGTCTGAGAGGGGCGCAGCGGTCATGACCAAGGTGGAAATCATCGCCCTGGCCGAAAAGTGGGAGGCCGCCGCCCAGCGGGCAGAGGCCCGCTACCAGGACAGCGGAGCAGCCCGCCACCTGCGGGAAAAGGAGCAGGCCGAGGATCTGTCTGCTGCCCTCTGGATCGCAGCCAATGGGGCGGATGACCACGAGGCCCTGATCGGGCTGCGGTCAGCCCTGAACGGCCTGGCTGCCAAGGCCCACGCGGCCCTGGATGCCCTGCCGGCGGCGAACCGGGCCGATGACCGGACCATCCTCACCGACCTGGCCCGCAATGCCATATCCACTGCGCGGCTGTATGGGGTGGACAGCACCCTGGCGCCATCGGCCCGTGAAAAGAAGAAAAGACAAAAGAAGAAACAAATGTAAAGAACAAAAATGAAAGAGTTCTTTGGATGAACTGCGGGAATGGTGCAGATACCAGCGTAAGAGCCTCAGGGAAAAATATGTGGAAAAAAGTGCCGTAAAAGCGGCATGAAGATTGATGTCATGGTAGATAAAAATGCGGCGTAAATGCTGAGTATCAAAGGTAACCAACGCAGAAGCTGATTTTGAGTGTAATGTTCAAGAAAGTCCAACCCCACACCGGTAATGTGGTAAGAGTCGGTAGGATGGAGAACTTCGTCATAAACGGTTCTGCCATTTACAATACGGGGGCTAGAGGTTGGATTTAAAGCTTGTGCAATAAATTTTTCTGCCAACAAATATTCGAATGATGTTGTATAGCTTAAGTCAAAATGGCGGAGTAACTCGGCACGGCTGATTGAATTAATATCACGCATATAAGCAAGAATTTGACGCGATTTTTTATCCAAAGTAATCTCCTCCTTTTATCAAAAGTATAGCATGCACCAAAATAAAAGAAAAGGAGGAATGGGATACTTTGCAAAATAAGGAGGATTTGATGGAAGAGAACCGGGAGTCCTTTGTGTTTTACCGGTCGTTTCTGAGCGCCATTCAGGAAATGGAGGAGGCCGACCAGCTGGCCATGTTCTGGGCCATCTGCAATTATGCCTTGACGGGTGAGGAGCCGGCGCTGCAGTCCGCCATCCAGCGGGCAGTGTTCGCTGTGATCCGGCCCAGCATCGACACCAACATCGCCAAACGGGAGGGCGGAAAGCGCGGCGGACGTCCAAAAGCGAAAAACGAGAAAACCACTGTTTCAAAACCGGAAACCATAGGTTTTGAAGATAAAAACCTTCCCGAACAAGGTTTTTCATCCGAAAACCAGGAAAGCCGGAGGTTTTCGGAACCCGAAAGCACTGTAACTGAAGCTGAAGCTGTAACTGCTGCTGAAGCTGTATTCTCAAAAGACCCCGACAGCCGCACCGACACAGCCCTGGCGGGGCTGATCCAGGACTATCAGCAGGAGATCGGCAGCTTTCCCCGCAGCGCACTGGACAAGCTGCAGGCCTACCGGGCCGCGGTGGGGGATGGGATGGTGCGTCTGGCCATCCAGGAGGCGGCCCAGCACAACGCCCGCAGCTGGAGCTATGTGGACGGGGTGCTGGACAGCTGGCGGAAAGATGGGGTCAAAACCCCCGGCGACGTGGAAGCCCGCCGGGAGAAGATGCGCAGCCGGCAGCAGCCGCGGACGCCCCAGCCGCCCGAGCCCCGGTATGAGGTGCTGACATGATCGATCTGCCCAAGATGCTGCTGGCGGCTTTGCTGGGCTTTCCGCAGTACATTCCCGAGGCGGTGGGCCGCCTGACCCCGGACGACTTCCCCGAGGGCCTCAGCGACCTGTACGCTGCCGTAGACGGCACATGGAGCGCCAAAGGGGAGATGGACGTGGTGGACGTCCTCCACCATTACCCCAACCTGAAAGAGACGGTGGCGGCCTGCATTGACGTCCTGGACACCGCCCCGGTGCAGGTGACCCGCAGCCGGGTGAAAGAGTGGGTGACGGCCCTGCTGGAACGGCGGGCCCTGGAGCGGTTCCAGACCCTGGCGGTACAGGCGGCGTCCCCCTCCACCAGCTATGAGGACCTGGCGGGCCTGTATGGCCGGATGGGACAAGCCCTGGACACTGACCATCCCGGCGAGGACTTCACCCCCATCGGCGATTTGATCGACAACTACATCCGCAATCTGGACCAGCAGCCAAACTACATCCCCACCGGCATCGGCCCTCTGGACCGGAACCTCCATATCCTGCCGGGGAACTTCATCCTGATCGGCGGCCGGCCCTCGGCAGGCAAAACCGCCCTCAGCCTCCAGATCGCGGTGGAGATGGCGAAACAGGGCCGGAAGGTCTGCTATTTCAGCCTGGAGACAAGCCCCCGGATCCTGGCCCAGCGGATCATTGCAAACCAGCTCTATGCGCCTCTGGAGCAGGTGAAAACCAAGAAGGTCCCCGCAGCCGAGCTGGACGGCCTGTCCAAACTGCGGCAGCTGCCGCTGTATATCCGGTCGGCCTCGGGGCGGAACGTGGCCTGGATTCGGGCCCAGGCCCTGCGGATGAAGGCCCAGGTGGCGGTGATCGACTATGTCCAGATCATCCGGCCCGACCGGTCGGGGGACCGGTATCAGGCCATCACCCAGATTTCGATTGCCCTCCATGAGCTGGCCCAGACCACCGGAATGGTGGTGATCGGCGCGGCCCAGCTAAGCCGCAACGCCGCCCACGCCATGCCCAGCAACGCCGACCTGAAGGAATCGGGCCAGCTGGAACAGGACGCCGACGCCGTCCTGCTGCTGGGCAATGCGGACGACGGCCGCAGCGTCTGCATCCTGTCCAAAAACAAGGAGGGCCGGGTGGGGGAAATTCCCCTGGCCTTCGACAAGGAGCGCCAGCGGTTTTTGGAGGTGGTGCCGTGAGGTGGGGCGAATATCGCTTGACATAAAATTGGCGCTTTGGCATTAAAAACAGAGAAAGAAGGTGTGCTATGACGATTCGAGCATTTAGAAATCTGCCGTGGGATGTCCGTCAAAAAATGATCCAGCAGGTGGATGATTTTCTTACTCGCAGGATCCTGGAAATTGCCTTTCTCGGTGATGGCCGGATTAGCTGGGCACAGGTTGCATGTAGAATTGGAGGGGGGAACAGTCCGGAAAGCATTCGGAAGCGAACGGTGAGAATGATCAAGTGCTTTGATCAAAATGTACAGGCTTAACGGGATAAACTTCGAAAAATAAAAGAAATATTTGTGCATTTTAACCATTGACGCTTTGGATAAAAACCAGTATGCTTGCATTGCAACTACTTTTTAGTTACAGATTGGCAGGTGAGGTGCATAGAATATGAGTAAGACGGAAACCCTCTTAGCAAAGCTATGCAGAAAGCCTACACCTGCTGACTTCCGCTACTCTGACCTAAAAAAGATTATGAACCATTTTGGATATGTGGAGTCCACGAAAGGAGCAACTTCAGGGTCAAGAGTAAAATTTTATCATCCTGAAACAGGAGCGATTCTCTTGCTTCATAAGCCTCATCCTGGAGATATCATGGTAAAAGGTTCTGTCGAAAGTGTGGTTGTTTTTTTAAAGGAGCATGGTCATATATGAATAGCGTATTGCACTACAAAGGCTATTCCGCAAAGCCCGAGTACTCTGCAGATGATCAGATTTTTTATGGCAAAGTTTTGGGAATTTCGGATTTAGTCGACTTTTACACCGAAAATGCGAAAAAAATTGAAAGCGAATTTCATCAAGCTGTAGACGATTATATTGCATTTTGCAAGGAAATTGGGAAAGAACCCCAGCGTGCTTACAGCGGATCTTTCAATGTTCGCATTTCTCCCGAGCTGCATAAGCAGGCATCGATTCGTGCGCAAAATGATGGCGTTTCCCTCAATAAGGTCGTTGATGCAGCATTGAGAGAATATTTGGATCAAGAAAAAGAAAGATATGTCATTGTTGCGCCGAAAGAGATTGTAGAGTCTTTTGCTCTGTCGACCACATCGAGACAAGATACGGGAAAGCAAAATTACAGCAATCCGGGCTATTGTTCAGGCTACTTCTATAATGTGAAGAAAGAGGGGTCTAAGATATGCTGAAAGATTTGTTGGGAAACCGTATCCGTGTTGGACTGGCTCAAATCAAAATGTGTGAAATTCCAGATGCTGATGCACAGATTGAAGTGCATTTTGAAGACACGATTACTGGTAAAGCCGCAGACAAGTTTCTCCGAATCGAGTTTACGCGTCATGTTTGGTTTGATCCGGCTTCTGTCTTCGATATTACAGCCACATATTTTGTTGAACATGATCTGAAACAAGAAGGCTCTTTGGCAGAAGTGTCGCAAGAACAGATTGATGAGGAGATAAGAAACGAGCCCGGGTTTTATATACAGGAAAACCAGGGGTTTGTTGGACGGATCTCCATGTTGATTTCACAGATTACAGCCTCTTTTGGAGGGGCGCCGTTGATTACGCCACCCAGTTATTCGCCGGAAGTCCAGTGACCTGTATTTAGAACCTGTCCCGTTTTTCATCCGTATTCTTTGGTATAATGACCAGAGAATACGGATTTTTTTATGCGACAAACAGAGGGAGTCTTCATCGTTCGTCCAGCTGCCGGCCTCAGACAGTGGCAAAAAAGGGCGCTGCCGCATAGAATTCAGTCGGCGCTTTTGTGCCGGCCCAGCATGAGAAGGGGAGGAATATTCATGGAAAAGATCGAACGGATGCACTGGCTCTATGGCCTCGACCCGGGCCGCAGGTGCCGCGAATGCAGCCGCCTGGAATGGATTCACGCCGGCGGGCAGACGGTGTGTAAGTGCGCCATTTACGGGGTAGCCCCCGGCGCGGCCACCGACTGGTCGGCGGACTGGGAGGCCTGCGGGATGCGGAACCGGAGCTATGCCGGGGTCAAAATCCAGACCCTGGAGCCTGGAGAGCCGGAGACATCCCCGGCCCCCTGACCGCCCCGGCGGGATAGATTTTCAGAATGTGAAAAACAGCAAGAGGAAAAAGCATTGCGAGGTGAACCCCATGGAATACAGCGAAAAGGTGGCCTGGCTGCGGCGGTACAGGGAGAGCCTGCGCCGGGAGCAGCTGCTGACCGAGGAAATCGGCCAGCTGGAAGCTCAGGCCCGGCGGGTGACCCGGGCCATCTCAGGGATGCCCGGCGGGGGAGGGGATGGTCAGGCCATTCCCCGAGCGGTGGAGCAGCTGGAAGAAGCCCGCCAGAAGCTGGCCGGCCTGCTGGAACAGGACCAGGCCCGGCGGGCCGAGATCGCCGCCGCCATCCAAAAGGAGCCCATCCCCCTGCGCCGGGATATCCTCACCCGGCGGTATATTCTGGGCCAGCGGTGGGAGAAGATCGCCGCCGACCACCATCTGGTGCTGCGGCAGGTGTTCCGGCTGCATCACCAGGCGGTGGACGGGCTGGACCTGTAAAGATGTCATTGAATGTCATATTTCACGCATGGTATAGTGTACCTGTGAAAGCCGCAGGCGGGGAACAATCCCTGGCCGGCGGCTTTTTCTTTGGCTGCCATGCGGGCCAGAGAACACCCCGCAGCCGGAGGCGGGTAAGTCCCCCGGCAGCGGCCCGGCTGAAGGGCAGGCCCCCACGACGGATCGGGGGCCTTTTTCATGCGGCGCAAAAGCAGATGTCAGTGCAACTCTGGCGCGCCGCACCACAAAACAAAAAGGGCCGCCGCTGGTTTGCGGCAGTCCTCAATAGATTTATATCAATTCTCACGATTTATTTGAATTCACGTGGCTAAAAGTCTGGCTTTAGAAATTCTTCACTTTCTTCGATGCTTAAAAGCCAGTCTCTGTTTTCTTTGGTCCATCTTTTGATGTCTCGAATAAGCTACTTGCTGGCCCAACCACAATTTTTGGAAAAATGAATGATTTGGCCATCTTCAATCCGAACATCAAACCCATACTTCCCTTTTCGCACATGAAAATGCGCTGGGCGGTGTTCTTGTTGACCACCTAGAATGGTGCGCGGGCGCATCTCAATGTGGATACGGGCTTGCTAGAGATTTTTACTATAAGAAATTTCCATCTTTCATGGCCTTTCTCCCGCCGCAATAAGTGAATAAATTCACCAAGGGGCTTTGTCTGACAAGCGGCGGGGTCAGATGTCCCTCGGTGTGCATATATTATAACGAATTTGCACAAAAAAGTCAAGTGATTCTGTAAAATATAGACAAATGCCAGGATTTACTTGGAAGATTCAACGAGGCAGTATGACCCCGCGCCCCTGTTTGGCGGGTCCTTCCCGGCGGACAGCGCGGCGCGGGGCACGGAAGGCCCGATGTGTTTTTACAAAAAATCCGAAAAATTTCCGGCGTTTCGTTACGGATCCGCCGCTCCGGCGGTCCTTTCACCCCCATACATGGGGGTGAGCGCCCTCCGCCGGCGCCGAAAAATGCGAAATCGGCCCCGCGAAAGGAGGTGGTGCAGATGGCGGGCAAGGCGAAATCCACGGCGGCCCCGCCCCCTGGGGTGTTGACCCAGGTGCCCGAGTGGGCCAGCACCACCGCCATCGCCCAGCTGATCGGCCGCAGCACCCGCCGGGTGCAGCAGCTGACCCAGGACGGGGTCCTCTCCACCGAGGTGCCCCCCGGCGGCGGGGCCAGGCGGTACCGCACCGCCCAGACCATCCAGGACTACATGGCCTGGCAGGAGCAGAAAATCCGGGACGAGCTGTCCGGCAGCACCCTGGAGGAGCTGACCATCAAGAAATTGCAGGCCGAGGTGGAGCTGAAGGAGAGCCAGGGCGCCCTCCACAAGCTGAAAACCGCCATCGCCGAGGGGAAATACCTCCCGGCGGGGCAGGTCAAGGGGGATCTGTCCGACTTCCTCCGGCGGCTGAAACAGTTTGCCGACCGCATTCCCGCCCGGGTGGCGGGGACCATGTCCGGCTACCTGGACACGGCAGCGGCCCGGGCCATGAAAAAGGACCTGCAGCAGGAGCTGGACGGCCTGTTTGAGGCCTTTGTGGCGGCGGCCCGGATTCAGGACAGGGAGGACGCTGACCCGCCGTGAAGCGCCGGAGCAGGGTGGAACCCTACGCCGTCCCCCGGTGGATGGCCCCGGCCCTCCAGGTGCTGCGGCCCAAAAAGCGGCTGCCTGTGTCGGCCTGGGCCGAGGCCAACCGGATTTTGCCCGACACCAACGCGGTGGCGGGCCCCTGGCGGAACGCCCTGACCCCTTACCTGGTGGAGATCATGGACGCCTTTTCGGACGACACCACCGAACAGATCGTCTTTGTGAAGCCCACCCAGGTGGGCGGCACCTCGGCCATGGAGAACGCCCTGGGCAGCCTGATCGACCAGGACCCGGGCCCCACCATGGTGGTGTATCCCTCCGATCAGCTGGCCAAGCGGACGGTGGAGTCCAAGCTGGAGCCCATGTTCAAGAGCTGCCCGGCCCTGGCGGCCAAGTACCGCGCCCACGAAAGCGAGGACCTGGCCCAGCGGTTTGATGGGATGACCGTCTACCTCACCGGCGCCAACAGCCCGGCGGACCTGTCCTCCACCCCCATCCGGTATCTGTTCCTGGATGAGGTGGACAAGTACCCCGGCTCCACCAAGAAGGAATCCGACCCCGTCTCCCTGGCGGTGGAGCGCACCAAGAGCTACCGGCTGAACCGGAAGATTTTCATGGCCTCCACCCCCACCCTGAAAACGGGGCTGATCTGGCGGGCCAAGGAGGCCGCCGAGGCCGAGAAGCACTATTTCGTGCCCTGCCCCCACTGCGGGGCGTACATCGAGCTGAAGTTTGCCCAGCTGAAATGGCCCAGCCAGGAGGAAGAGCCGGACCTGATCCAGCGGGCCCGCCGGGTGCGGTATGTCTGCCAGGAATGCGGCTGTATCCTCACCGACCGGGACAAGCCCGCTATGCTGCGGGCGGGGCGGTGGCAGTTTGTCCGCAGGGACAGCGAGACGCCCCGCAGCGTGGCCTTCTGGATGAATACCCTGTATTCGCCCTTTACCACCTTCGAGGAAGTAGCCCGGGAGTTTTTGAAGGTCAAAGACGACCCCGAGATGCTCCACAACTTTGTGAACAGCTGGCTGGCCGAGCCCTGGGAGGACACCAAACTGAAAACCAGCGCCGAGCTGGTGCTGGAGCGCCAGACCGAGACCCCGGCCTGGCAGCTGCCCCCCTGGACACGGTTGCTGACCGGCGGCATCGACGTCCAGGAAAACTGTATGTACTGGACCATCCGGGCCTGGGGGAATTTCATGACCAGCCAGTGCGTGGCCCATGGCCAGGCCCTTTCGGGGGAGGAAGTGGAGCGGGTGATGAACGCCGAGTTTCAGCTGCCATCCGGGGAAAGAATGCGGGTGGCCCTGGCCCTGATGGATTCCAGTGACCAGACCGACACGGTCTATGAGTTTTGCCTGATGAATCTGGACTGGGTGGCCGCCGGCAAAGGCTCCTCCAAGCCGCTGCCAGGTTATTACAAGATCTCGACGGTGGACAAGCCGGACAGCCGGGCCAACGGGATGCAGCTGATTATCATAGACACCGGCAAATACAAGGACATGATCGCGGCCCGGATGCGCCGGCCCAACGGCAGCGGCTCCTGGATGGTCCATAAGGACTGTGATTTGGACTACGCCCAGCAGGTGACCTCCGAGCACAAGATCACCGAGCGGTCGGGCAGCCGGCAGGTGCAGCGGTGGGTGGTGAAATCCACCCACGCCGACAACCACTACCTGGACTGCGAGGTCTACGCCGCCTGCGCGGCCGACCTGAAAAACGTCCGCAGCCTGGCTTTGCAGGCCCCGGCGGCAGCGCCCAAACCCCGGCCCGCGCCCCAGCCCACCCCCGAGGAGGACTGGATCGGGCAGCATGAAAACTGGATTTGACAGGAGGTGAACGCCGTGGCGGACAACGACAAGCGCCAGCGGCTGGAACAGATCAACAAGGCCATCGAGACCATCCTGGTGGGCGGCCAGTCCTACAAGATCGGCAGCCGGTCCCTGACCCGGGCCGACCTGGGGATGCTGAAATCCATGCGGGAGGACCTGGAAGCCCAGCTGGACACCGACCAGAGCGGCCCCCTGCTGAGCCGCACCTGTGTGGCCTTTTTTGACGGGAGGTGATGCTTTGTGGGCATTTTGGAAGGCCTGATCGCGGCGGTGTCCCCCCGGTGGGCCTATGAGCGGGAGGCCTGGCGCCAGAGTTACCAGGTGCTGCGGCACTACGACGCCGCCGGACAGGGGCGGATCAGCGGCCACTGGGCGGCCATCAACGAGAGCGCCGAGACCACCGACCGCTACAGCCGGGACATCATCCGGGCCAGAGCCCGGGACCTGGAGCGCAACAGCGATATTCTCCAGTCGGTGATCCTGGCCTATGACCGCAACGTGGTGGGCAAGGGCTACACCCTCCGGGCCAATACCGGGGACAGCACCCTGGACCGGCGGCTGGAAGATCTCTGGCGGCAGTGGTGCGAGGCCCGGAACTGCGACGTCACCGGGGAGCAGTCCTTCACCGAGCTGCTGCGGATGGCCGAGGAGCGGAAAAAGGTGGACGGCGGGATTTTGTTTTTGTTCCGCCACACCGCCGGGGGCCTGGTGCCCTTCAAGCTCCAGGCCATCGACGTGGACGAACTGGATACCAGCCGCACCCAGCCCCGCCGCAGGGGCAACCGGGTGGTGGGGGGCGTGGAGTACAACAGCTGGCGGCAGCCCCAGGGCTATTGGATCCAGCAGTACGACATTGAGGGCTGGCGGCAGCTGGAGTCGGTCTACATCGACGCCAGGGACGCCTTTTTCCTCAAATCCAAGCGGCACCCCAGCCAGCTGCGGGAAATGTCCGACCTGACCCACACCCTGACCCGCATCCGGGACGTCAACGAGTACATCAACGCCGTCTCGGTGAAAGAGCGGATCGCCGCCTGCATGGCGGTGTTCATCCGCAAGGCGCTGCCCTCGGGAGGCTTTGGCCGGTCGGCGGTGCAGACGGGCGACAACGGCCGGATCGACTACGCCGGGAAAAAGCTGACCCCCGGCATGATTATGGAGCTGAACCCCGGCGACAGCGTGGACGCCGTCAACCCCGGCAGCGCCGCCACCGACGCCGCCTCCTTCCTGCGGACCCAGCAGGCCCTGGTGGGGGCGGGGCAGGGCCTCAGCTATGAGGCGGTGAGCCGCGACATGAAGGGCTCCACCTATTCCAGCGCCCGGCAGAACGCGGTGGAGGACGAATATACCTACGCCGCCGACGTCGAGCTGTTGCAGCGGATGATGTCGGAGATTTATGAGCAGTTTGTGATCTCCTGTATCCTGGCGGGGCGGATCGCCCCGGCGGGATTCTGGGAGGACAAAAAGAAATACATGGCCCACACCTGGGTGAAAGCCCCGAAAAAGTGGATCGACCCCGCCAAGGAGGCGGGGGCCGGCCAGACCGCCCTGCAGTCCGGGCAGAAAACCTATCAGGACGTCTGCGCCGAGCGGGGCAAAGACTGGCGGCAGGCCATTGAAGAGACAGCCGCGGTTCTGGCGTATGGCCGGGAACGGGGCGTAGACATGGGAGGTGTACTGTTTGGCAGCAAAGCAGCAGCCCTGGACCCCGACGCAGACCAGGGCAAACCCGAAGAAGAATGACGGCACCCGTTCCATGGGCCAGATCCTGGCCCGGGAAGGGGAGGAGGACACCGGCCGCCGGCGGATCCTCAGCTTTTCCAGTGAGGAGCCGGTGGACCGGTATTTCGGCCCCGAAATCCTGGACCACGCCGGCGACGCCGTGAACCTGCAGCGCCTGAACGAGATCGGCGTCCTGCTTTTCAACCACGACCCGGACAAGGTGGTGGGCCGGATTCTCAAAGCCTGGGTGGAAAACGGCCGGGGCATGGCCGAGGTGGAGTTTGACACCGACGCCGAGTCTGAGGTCGTTTTCCAGAAAGTCTGCTCCGGCACCCTGAAAACCACCTCGGTCCGCTACCGGGTGGACCGGTGGGAGGTGGTGGAGGCCGGCAAGACCTCCGGCGACGGCCGGTTCACCGGGCCCTGTTCCATCGCCCGCAAGTGGACGCCGGTGGAGGTGTCCATTGTGTCGGTCCCGGCGGACCCCACCGTCGGGGTGGGCCGCTCGGAAGGGGAGGAGGCCCTGCCTCTCGACCTGTGGGAGCGGCAGATCCAGATCAACCAGAACAAAATGAGGTGACAACAGCATGAACAAAACCGAAGCACTTGCCCGTCAGCAGGCCCTGGTGAACCAGGCCCGCACCGAGAACCGCGGCCTCACCGCCGAGGAACAGGCCGAGTTCGAGCGCTGCCAGCAGATCATCGACGCCGAGCCCGCCGGCACCGCCGGCCAGGGCAGCCAGGGCGCAGCGGAGGGCCAGCGGGGCGCAGATCCCGCCGCCCCTGACCCCATCCAGCAGGCCCTGGCCGCCGAGCGCCAGCGGACGGCCGACATCACCAGCCTGTGCCGCCAGGTGGGGATGGACGCGGCCCCCTTCCTCCGGGACGGCGCGGACATGAACGCCGTCCGGGAAGCCGCCGTGAACTTTATGATTCAGCACCACGGCCCGGTGGGGGCCCGTTTCACCGACCACGACCAGCAGCAGGACTTCCGGCAGGCGGCCTCCGACGCCCTGCTGATGCGCAGCGGCTTTGCAGTGAGCAGCCCCACCGAGGAGGCCTATCAGATGCAGCGGCTGTCCCTGCGGGATATGGCCATCGAGTGCCTGGCCCGGGAGGGCGCAGGCACCACCACCGAGCTGCTGCGGATGAGCCGGGACGACCTGTGGGATCAGCTGCAGCGCCAGTTCCTCAGCCCCACCGCAGCCTTCCCCGCCATCCTGGACAACACCATCCGCAAGAGCATCGTCCAGCGGTATCAGGCCGCCCCCACCACCTTCCAGGTCTGGACCACCGAGGGCACCCTGAACGACTTCAAGCCCTCCAAGGACCACGAGTACCTGCTGGGCGGCGCCGGGGAGTTCCTGGAAGTCCCCGAGGGCGGCGAGCTGAAGCACGACACCCTGAAAACCGAGCTGCTGCCCCAGCGCAAGCTGTCCACCTATGGCCGCCAGTTCTCCATGACCCGGGAAGCCTTCGTCAACGACGACATCGGCCTTATCACCGAGATGCCCGGCCAGTATGCGGCGGCCGCCAAGCGCACCATCAACAAGCAGGTCTATCAGATTCTGATGACCAACCCCGCCATCTTTGACGGCGCGGCCCTGTTCGACAACGCCCACGGCAACCTGATGGAGACCGGCGGCGCCCCCTCCATCGACACCATGCAGGCCATCATGCTGAAGCTGCTGCGCCAGACCGACCCCTTCGGGGAGAGCATCATGGTGCAGCCCCGGTTCGTGATCGTGCCGGTGGGCTACGGCTTCAAGATGTCCCAGATTTTGGAAAGCCCCCAGATCGACGTGGAGGGCATCGGCAGCCACACTGCCAACGCCCTCTATCAGTACCGCAACCGCCTGCAGGTGGTGGAGGAGGGCACCATCAACACCCTGGCCAAGGGTGAGGCCCTGCCCTGGTTCATGGCGGGCGACCCCGCCACCGGCCGCTCCATCCAGGTGGACTACCTGAACGGCATGAAAACCCCCTCCATCCGCCGCAGCCAGCCCGCAGGCCGGCTGGGCTATGTGTGGGACCTGTGGATGGACTGGGGCGTCAGCGTAGTGGACTGGCGGGGCATTGCCAAGAACCCCGGCGCAAAGCAGTAAGGAGGTACAGCTATGGCAGCGATTTTTGTTCAGGTGGGCGATGTGATCGACTACACCGCCGCCGAAGATCTGTCCTTTGGGGACGTGGTGGACCTGACCACCCGCATCGGCGTGGCCGGTGCCGCCATCGCAAGGGACGCCGCCGGCCCGGTCCAGGTGACCGGCGTCTACCGGATTCCCAAGGCCACCGGGGCCGTGACGGTGGGCCAGGCCCTCTACTGGGCCAAGTCCGCCAAAAACCTCACCACCACCGCCGACAGCAACACCCCGGCGGGCTGGGCGGTGGCCCCCGCCGGCAGCGAGGACCCCGACGTCCTGGTGAAGATCGGGTAAGGGGGTGAGGGCCGTGAAACAGCTGATTGCAAAGCGCTCCATCCTCTACCAGAACCGGATCTACGGCCCCGGCGCGGCCCTGCCCGCCGCCGATGGCCGGATGGCTGCCGCCTGGCTGCGGGCCGGCAGCGCCGTCTGGCAGGAGGACACGCCCCCGGCTGAGGGGGAGAAGATGCTCACCGGCCACCTGGCCCTGCCCCAGCTGGCCGAGATGACCAAAGCAGAACTGACCGACCTGGCGGGGGAGCTGGGCCTGGATGTGTCGGCCGCCAAAACCAAGGCCGACCTGGTGGCCCTGATCGGGGCCGCAGAAGTCCAGGCCCCGGCCGAGGCTGTCCAGGACATGGACGACGAAACCGAATCGAGCGATGACGAGGGCACCCAGTGATGGGCGCCCTTTCTTTTCGGGACTGCATCGCGGCGGACATCCGGCAGGTCTTTTTGAACCAGGACGAATTTGCCGAGGTCCATACGGTGGACGGCAAACCCATGCGGGTGATCCTGGACGACGACAGCCTGCTGGAACGGGATGCCGCCCGGGGCGGCGTTTCCACCGACGGCCTCTACAAGACCCGGCGGCTGCTCTATCTCTCCAAAGAGGACTATGGCGGCCGCCCGGCCCCCGGCAAGGCCCTCAACCTGGACGGCCGCGTCTGGTATGTGGTCAGTGCGGATGAGGACGCCGGGATGCTGACCATCGAACTGGAGGCGAACCGCACATGATCCAGATTGAAGTGGACACCCAGGGCCAGATGGTGGCCATCAGCCAGCGGCTGGAACGGCTGGCCTTTGAGGCCCCCAATGTGCTGCGGCTGTCCCTGAATGCAGCGGCCCGGCAGGTCCGCAAACAGCTGACCCGAGACGTGGCCGACACCTACACGGTGGAGGACAGCGTCCTGAAAGACAGCAGCAAGGGCGCGCCCCGGCTCCAGACTGCCAAGCCCGGCAAGATGGAGGCAGTGATCCGATCCAAGGGCCCCATGCTGGACCTGCTGGAGTTTATGGTCCGTGATTCCGATCGGGGCGTCCAGGCCAAGGTCCTGGAATCCGGCAGTCTGAAATTCCTGGAGCGGGGCGGTGCCCCGGCCTTCATCGGGCAGTTTGAAAACGGCCACCGGGCGGTGCTCCAGCGGCAGGTGGGCCAGACCTACACCATGGCCGGGGCCCAGGTCCGCATCCAGCGGTACGGCATGCCCACCGACGGAAAGTGGCCCGACCTGACCCGGGTGAAAAAGCTGCTGGGCCCGGCGGTGCCCAGCATGATGGCCAATGAAGAAATCCAGGCCCGGGGCAGAGACCTGCTCTACCAAGTGCTGGACCAGGAGATCGACAAACGAATCGCCAAAACGCTGAAGCAGAAGGGGTGAGGCCATGAACGAACTTTATGGCATGACCGCCGAGTTTGCCGCCGACGCCCTGGCCGCCGATCTGGAGGAACTGTTTGCCGGGCAGCTGTTCCGCAGCTCGGCCGGCGGGGAGCGGGCCATCCGGTATTTTGTCAACGACCTGCCGGTCCGCACCGGCAACGACGAGGACCGGAGCCAGGACGCCCCCGAGCCCTACATCATCGTCCGGATCGGGGAGGGGACCATCCCGGAGGGAGACGCCGCCCAGGAAGTACAGATCGTCCTGGTGGTCGCCCTGTATGACGACCGGCCTGACCGCCAGGGCTATCGGGACCTGCTCCACATCATCCAGGAGATCGCCGCCCGCTACTGCAAAAACCCGGTGATCCGCATCCGGCCCGGCAGCGCCGGCGCCCGGGGCGGTCCCTATACCGTGAAGAAACCCATCCAGTGGGCCATCTGGAACGACTCCAAAGCCCATCCCTATTACCTGGGAGCGGTGGAGTTCCAGCTGGAAATTCCCACCATTTGCCCGGAGGTGCCTTTTACATGACGAAGAAAACCAAAACGGTTGGCTCTCTGGTCTACTGCGGCCCCAACATCAAGGGGCTGGCCATGACCTGGACCATCTACACCAATGGCCTGCCGGAGAAATTACAGGCAGCGGCCGACGCAGACAAGGCCCTGGCCGGCCTGATCGTGCCGCTGGACCAGATGCCGGAGGCCATGAAGCAGATCCGGATGAAATACGGCCGGATTTATACCTACTACAAGCGCGTTCTGGACGCGCAGAAAGGCTAAGGTGCGCCTATGGCATACGATCATGGCATCGGCGTGGTTGAAAATTCCACCAGCCTCACCACGCCGGTGGAAAGTTCGGCCGGGCTGCAGGTGATTTTCGGCACAGCTCCCATCCACCTGCTGAAAGACCCGGCGGCTGCCGTCAACAAGCCCGTCCTCTGCTACTCCTTCGCGGAGTGCCAGCAGGGGCTGGGCTATTCGGATGATTTTAAGGATTTTTCCCTCTGCCAGAGCATGGACGCCAGCTTCCGGGTGTTCAGCGTGGCGCCGGTGATCCTGGTGAACGTCCTGGACCCGGGCAAGGAGAGCCACACCACCGCCAACGAGGAGGCAGACTTCCCGGCGGCGGATGGCGTGGTCCGGTATGACAAGCCCTTTGTACTGCTGAACACCCTGTCGGTGAAAAACGGCGACACCCCCCTCACCGAGGGGGAGGACTACCTGGCGGAACACGCCGAGGACGGCTCGGTGACCATCACCCTGCTGGATGAGGCCGCCGAGGCCGAGACGGTGAAGATCGCCAGCAAGAGCCTCAACCCCGCCGGGGTGACCAATGCCGACATCGTGGGGGGCGTGGACGTGGAGACCGGCGCCGAAACCGGCATCGAGATGGTCCGGCGGATTTATCCCAAGTTCGGCCTGACCGCCGGCATCCTGCTGGCCCCTGGCTGGAGCCAGGACCCGGTGGTGACCGCCGCCCTCCAGGCCAAGACCGAGGGGATCGGCGGGGTGTTCCGGGCCCAGACCTACATCGACATCTCCACCGACAAGGCCAGCGGCGGCGCTGCCGTCTACACAGAGGTCAAGGCCGCCAAGGAAAAGCAGGGGGTCACCTCGGCCTTTGCGGCGGCCCTCTGGCCCATGGTAGCGGTGGGCAGCAAGGTGTATGCCTTCTCGGCCATGCTGGCACCCCTTACCGCCTATGTGGACGCCAGCCATGGAGACGTGCCCTACGACGGCCCCTCCAACAAGGACCTGCGGATCACCGGCACCGTCCTCCACGACGGCACCGAGGTGCTGCTGGACCAGCAGCAGGCCAACGACCTGCTCAACGCCAACGGTGTCATCACCGCCATCAATGCCAACGGCTGGAAGGCCTGGAGAACATCTCGGCCGCCGACCTGTGCAAGGTGGGCAAGATGGTCAAAAAGACCGACGGCGTGGACCCCATCGCCGAAATGTCCCTGCCCTACGCCATCTACATGGCGGCCCGGGTCACCGGCAAGCCCCTGGAATTTTTCCAGCAGATGCCCGCCCGTGAGGCCATCAAGCTGAAAAACCTTGTGACGGGTTTTCTCTACGGCGGGGATGGGGAGGAATAACCCCGCCGGAAATCCGCAAGGCCTGCGTGGCCCTGGCCATGCAGCTCCACAGCGGGATTGATTATTTTCTCGAAATGTCCCTGGATGACCTGAACGAACTGGCAAAGGTGGTGATGGAGTATGCCCAAAAGCAAAACCATGGAACTGGCCATCAAAATCGCCGGTAAGGTGGACAAGTCCCTGGGCACCAGCGTGAAAGCTTCCTCCAAACAGCTGAACACCATCATTCAGACCGCCAACCGGCTGTCCAACGTCACAGCCGCCGGCCTGGCTGCCATGGGCACCGGCGCTGCGGCCGCCACCAAGTACCTGGCGGACCTGGGCTGCCAGTGGCAGAAGGCCGAAAACCAGGTGGCCTCCTCCACCGGCGCGGCGGGCGCAGAGCTGGAAAAGCTCCGCAGCGTCATGGAGACGGTCTACGCCAACAACTTCGGCGAGGACGTCAACGACGTGGCCGAGGCGGTGGCCCTGCGGATGGTGGGCCCGGCGGTGAACACCGTCTCCAAGGGAATGTCCGCCTTCAGTCAGGCAAAGACCTTCTTTGCCCTGCTCCAGGCTTCCGGCAAGCTGACCCAGTTTGTCACCGTCCTGAAAACCGCCGGCACAGCCCTGGCGGGGCCCCTGGGGATCATTCTGGCCATCGGCGCGGCCCTGGTGCTGCTGTACCGGAACTGGAGCCAGGTGGACGCCCTGGTCCAGTCCTTCATCGCCATGGTGGGGGAGCGGTTCCCGGCGGCGGGGGCTTTCCTCCAGGCCTTCTGGCAGTCGGTCCAGGCCGGGGCCGCCAACGCCCAGGCCATCATCCAGAACCTGCTGGATTTTGTGGGGAACGTCTTTGCCGGCAACTGGTCCGCCGCCTGGCAGAATATTGTCAACATCTTCGGCAATATCTTCGGCCTGATCGGCAACATCGCCAAGGCACCCATCAACGGGGTCATCGCCCTTATCAACCAAGCCATCGAGGGGATCAACGGCCTGGCGGTGGATATTCCCGACTGGGTGCCAGTGGTGGGCGGCAAACAGCTGGGCTTTTCCATTCCCACCATCCCCCAGCTGGCGGCAGGCGGCATCGCCACCCGGCCCACCCTGGCCGAGATCGGCGAGGGCGGGGAGCCGGAAGCGGTGATGCCCCTGTCCAAGCTGGCCCAGATGCTGGACCAATGGCCGAAACCCGGCCCCAATGGCCGGGGCGGCGGCGCTGCCGGAGGAGACAGCATCACCTTTGCCCCGGTGTTCAACTTCTACGGCGGTACCCCCACCCGGGAGGAGGCCCAGGAGGCCGGCCGCATCAGCTTTGCCGAGTTCAAGCGGCTGTACAAACAGATGAAGGCCGAAGAGCGCCGGAAGAATTTCCGCACCGAGCCGGTCTAAGGAGGGGATTTCATGGAAGCAACCTATACCACCCGGGCGGGAGACGCCTGGGACCTGATCGCCTGCCGGGTTTATGGGGATGTGAAGTACACCGGCTGGCTGATGGCGCACAATTTCCCGCTGCTGGATGTGTTTGTGTTTGACGCCGGAACGGTGCTCAACACCCCGCCCCTGCCGGCAGAACAGGCCGCCTCCAGCCTGCCCGCCTGGAGGACCCGGTGAGGCCCCGGCGGGCGGAGGCCGCCCTGACCTGGAACGGGGCGGCGGTGACCACCGACATGATCGGCTCCAAGGGGGAGGTGACCTACACCGACCCCGCCGACGGTGAGTCGGACACCATTGACATCACCATCAACGACCGGGACGCCCAGTGGGCGGGGGACTGGCTGCCCCAGAAGGGGGATACCCTCACCGCCCAGATTCTGATTTATGACTGGGACGCCGAGGGGGATGACCGCAGCTTTGACTGCGGGTCCTTCACCCTGGACGATTACAACTTTTCGGGCTGGCCCCGGACCGGCACCATCTCGGGGGTGTCGGTGCCGGCAGACACCTCCTTCAAGACCACCAAGCGCACCAAAACATGGGAAAAGGCCACCCTCCAGGCCATCGGCCAGGAAATCGCGTCCCGGGCGGGGATCACCCTGGTGTGGGATGTAGAGGGCGGGGACGTGCCCATCGAAACGGTGGAGCAGACCGAGCAAAACGACTGTGAGTTCTATACCCAGCTCTGTGGGACCTACGGCCTCTGCCTCAAGCTCTACGCCCAGAAGCTGGTGGTGTACGACCGGGAGGCCTGCAAGGCCAAAGAGCCGGTGGACACCATCGGCAGGGAGGATATCCAGACCTGGAACTGGCACACCAAGCTGGAGGGCACCTACACCGGCGGGGAGTACACCTACACCGACCCCACCACCGAGGAGGAGATCAAGGCCACCGTCGGCGGCGGGGACCGCATCCTGAAGGAATCGGGCAAGGCGGACAACGCCGCCGACGCCCAGCGGAAAATCACCGCCCTGGTGAACAAGGCCAACCACGGCGCCACCACCCTGTCGGTGACCATCCAGGGCCGGCCGGGGCTGGTCGCCACCCAGTGCGTGACGGTGGAGGGGATGGGCGGCGCCATCGACGGCAAGTACTACATCGACAGCGCCGCCAGCCATATCGGCAGCGGCTACACCATGGAGCTGGAGCTGTCCAAAGTGGAAGGAGGCAGCCTGTGAGCGCAGAAATCCGTGTGGGCAAGGTGTCCAGCATCGACTATCCCAGCGGGATGGTCCGGGTGACCTATCCCGACATGGACGACGACGTCACCCGGCTGATCCCGCTGTTTTCGTCGGAATACGCCATGCCCCCGGTGGGGGCCCTGGTGGCGGTGGTGCATCTGTCCAACGGCGCCGAGGCCGGGGTGGTGCTGGGCCGGCCCTGGTCGGCCAAACTGACGCCCCCGGAGGGCTTCGAGGGCCTCTATCGCAAGGACTTTGACCTGACGCCGGGGAAGTGCTTTTTCCGGTACGATGCAGCCGGCCCCGAAAGTTTCTTTCACAATGAGGGGGACAGTGCGGTGGAAATCCAGGGCAGCCAGGACACCCGGATCAAGGGCGACCGCACGGCCGCCATTGATGGCAGCGCAGACACCACCGTCAAGGGGGACTGTTCCAAGACCGTCCAGGGCAGCCAGACCACCGCCATTCGGGGGGACGCAACGATTACCGTCTCGGGGAAGCTGACCCTCCAGGTAGGAGGCTGTACCGTCCAGATCGACGGCAGCAGCGTGTCGGTGACCGCTGCCAGTGCGGTGAGCCTGAATGCTCCTACCCTCAAACTGGAGGGCACCACGGTGCAGATCAGCGGCGCCACCGTCAACATCACCGGCGGGGCAGGGGATTGCGCCATCATGGGCAAGAGCCTGGTGAACCACACCCACACCTGTGCCGCGCCGGGCAGCCCCACGACGCCGCCGCTTTGATGGGAGGGATGCAGCATGATCGGGACACTGGGTCCCAATCTCATTTTCACGGTGAGCGATGACTACGTTTTGACCTTTAGCGGGATGACCCGGGACGTATCGGGCCGGTGGGCCACCCACGAGACCCCCGGCATCAAGCCCCGGGCCGAGTTTCTGGGCCCCGGGCTGCAAGGCGTCAGCCTGCCCATCACCCTGTCCGCCGGCCTCGGCGTGAAGCCCCGGCGGATGCTGGACCTGGTGGAACAGATGGTGGAGACCGGCGACGCCGAGTATTTAATCCTGGGGTTCCGGCCGGTGGGGAAGAACCGCTTCCGGGTTACCGGCTCCAGCGAGACCTGGGACGTGATCTACAACCAGGGGGAGCTGGCCCGGGCAAAGCTCACCCTCACACTGGAGGAGTACGCCTGATGTACGATTTCAAGCTGGAATACACCTTTTCGGATGACAAGCTGGCCGACATCGACCGGCAGCTGAATCTGCTGCTGACCACCCGGGTGGGCACCATGCCCCTGGACCGGACCTTCGGTCTGTCCATGGACTATCTGGACCGGCCCGCCGCGGTGGCCAAAAGCCTGTATGTGGCCGAGCTGGTGGAAAAGGTGAGCACCTTCCTCCCGGCCATCCGGGTGCGGGAGGTGAAATGGCAGGCCGGCGCCGCACTGGCCATTGCCGACAAGATGGTGGATATCCTGATCGCCACCGGCACCAAAAACGGCACCATCAAAGTGAACAACGCCGACGTGGCCGTGGCAGGCCTGATGGCTCTGGCCTACAAGGCCAAGGTGTCCCAGGCGGATCTGGATGAGGCTCTGGCCGCCGTCCTGGCCGCCAAGGCGGAACAGTCCGACCTGTCCGCCCTCAGCGCCAAGGTCACCACCCTGGTGGGCGAGGACGCCAGCAAGTCGGTGCGGGCGATTTCGGCCGAAGAAGTGGCCAAGATCGTGGCCGGCGCCCCCGAGAGCTACGACACCCTGAAAGAGCTGGCCGACTGGCTGGCCGCGCACGAGACCGACGCCGCCGGAATGAACAGCGCCATTCAGGCCAACAAGAAGGACATCGCCAGCCTGAAAACCCTGCTCGGCTCCATCCCGGAGGAGGCGGCATCGAGCAACCTGGTGGATTATATCGCTGAGTCCATCGCGGCCATCGGCATCGGCAACTACGCCACCACCGAGGCCATGAACGCAGCCCTGTCCGGCAAGGTGGACAAGGTGAGCGGCAAGGGCCTGTCCACCAACGACTACACCGACGCCGAGAAAAACAAGCTGGCGGGCATCGCCGAGGGCGCCACCAAGGTGGAAGCTGGCACCAACCCGGGCAGCATCAGGATCAACGGCTCCGAGACGCCGGTGGTGTCCATTGCCACCGACCAGGAAGCCGGCGAAATGCTGGACGAGGTTTTTGCTGAGGCTTGACGTTTACTCTGGCAGTGTGCAGAGGGGAACCGGCTGTCCGGCCGGTTCCCCCTACCTTTGGAGGGAATAACGTGAACAACAGTCTCATTACCATCAAACATTTTCGGGAAGGACTTGAAAGGCTGATGGCTCTGGTGGGCGAAGTGGCATCGACTGCCACCGGCGCCCTCACCGATCTGGAAGAGGCCAAAATGGACAAACCCACCTTTTTCACTGCCACCCTGACCAGCACCGAATGGTCCGACAATGCCGGCGAGGAAAGCGCCGGCGCCGGCTATCCGTACGTTTATAACCTGATGGCGGCGGGGGCCACGGCGGCAGACGGGGCAGAGTGCATTTTGACGCCCCAGTCCCAGAGCACCGCCGCCCGCTGCGGGATGTGCCCGACGGCGGAAGTGCTGGAGGGGGCCATCCGGTTTTATGCCCAGTCCCTTCCGGCTGAAGACATGACCATGCAGGTGCGCCTGATCCCGGGCGCACCGGAACAGGAGGGATAATCATGGGATTCGGCTCAGTCAACACCGGCTACCCGGTCAAGATCAATGAACCCGGCGGGGTGGCCGGCATCGGCAGCGACGGCAAAATCCCCGCCCAGCTGATCCCCGAAATGGGCGGCGGCTTTGTCCAGATGACCGAGGAAATCCCGGTGGAGCAACGGAAAAAGGACACCTTGTACAGCCTCATTGAGGTGGATTTCTCGGCCGGGTCTGCGGCGCAGAAAGGGGATGATTAAATGGGCCAGCGCTATGTGTGGAACAAGTATAACCGGAATTCCAAGACGACCTATTCGGAACGCACGAGAAGCAGTTCTGCTTCGTTTAAAACGAGTGTCCCAGGTTCTTTTACTGGTTACACGGGGTGTTCTTTCAATTCAAATAACGGAACATTTTCTCTGTCAGGAGCAACCTCGGTAACGGTTTACAATCAAACCGCACAGAATCTCGGCACGTATTACCGTAAGAGTGGCAGTTCGGTTCTGTATGGGAACTGGACCGCCAAAATGGACAACAATGATATCAACAATGGAAAGACAACCATTTCGTGCTCGGGTACGGAGCATTATGCTGTGTCGTCCACGTCTTATATCAAAGGTTCCCTGATCGGCCCTGTCTCGGCGGCCAAAAACGGCAAGTATCCCAACAACAATTACAGCGGCTCTTACTGGTACGTTTATGAGGGCACCGACAGCATCGATCCGGCAGTTTCCATCCCGGAGTCCGTCATGGGCGGCGATACCATCCAGATCACCCTCACACCATCTGAGGGCAAGGTTTATGGCGGGAACGTGTCGTATCTGTACGAATCCAAGCTGGATGAAGGCGAATGGACCGCGATTGCTACCACAGCAGAAACCACCCAGAGCCTGCTTGTCCCCAAAGGCACCAACACGGTGCAGGTGCGGGTGCGCGCCCAGGATGACATGGGGTTTGTGTCGGAGGATTATGTCCTTTCGGCCGCAGTCAGTGTCATCAACAATCTGCCCCCGACAGCGCCCGGCTCCATTCAGGCGACGAATGTGATTCAGGACGAGGAAGCCACCATCACCCTGACGGCCGCTTCCGACCCGGATGGCCAGGTGGTCAGCTACATCTATGAGCGCAGCCACGACGATGGCGAATGGGAACAGATCGCCGATGTCAACAGCCTGACCTGTACCGATCGGGTGGGGGAATGGGCCGTGGTGGCCTATCGGGCCAAGGCGGTGGACAACGAAGGGGCGTCCGGCCCGTATGCAGCCACCGAGACACAGGACGTAAATGTGAATTACGTCTATATCGGCGGCCCGGGAGAAGAGCTTGGCCCCAAACCGGCACCGTTTCCCCTGGAGCTGCTGGTCAATGTCTCGGGCACATCCCAGGTGACGGACATTTCGGTCCGTGCCGCCCTGGATGGGAAGCAGGTTTACAGCGGTACCCCCAGCGCGGGGGAGCAGGTCACAATCCCCATCAAAACCCATCTGTTGGGGGCCGGCACCCACACCGTCGAGGTGCAGGCCAGCAAGGATGACTATCTGCCGGCATCCAAGCGGTATACCTTTACCGTCCCGGCGGTGGTTCTGCCGGATGGCGGCGTGGGTGCACTGGCCCAGGGCCCCGATGGCCGGGCTGTTTACCACACCACCCTGGCCCAGCGGTGCATCGGCCGGGACGGCGTGGACATCCAGGCCCAGATGGATGCCCTGACTGCCCGGGTCAAGACTTTGGAGGGCTGATATGTACATTTTGAGCAAGACCAAAAGCGACGCCGGCCAGTATCCGGTCCTGGAAACCTGGCCCGGCCTGACGGCTCCGGATGGCTTCTACTGGTGGCCGGACAGCCTGGATCAGACCCAGTTTGACCAGTACCAGGGCTTTGTGACCCTGGAAGTGGCCCGGGGTACCGTGGTGAGCTGTACGCCCAACCAGCCGGCCTTTGAGGCCTGGCAGGCGGCGCAGCTGGCCGCCCGGAAGGCGGAGCGGATCGCGGAGAGCAAGGCGGATTTGTCTGCCTACCTGCTGACCCATCCGCTCCAGTGGACCGACGGCCAGTATTACGCCATCACCGCCGAAAAACAGCAGCAGCTGACCGGCAAAATCATGAGCGCTACCATGGCGGCCCAGACCAGCACCCCGTACAGTCTGACCTGGAACGCCACCGGCCAGGAGTGCCAGTCCTGGACCCTGGAAAACCTGACGGCCCTGGCCTTCGCCATCGACGCCCGGGTCACGGGCCTGGTGAGCTACCAGCAGGCCCAGGAGGTGGCCATGCAGGCCGCCGCCACGCTGGAGGATCTGGAGGCCATCCCGGTGGACTATGACAGCGTCCCCCTGCCGGGAGGTGAGACGGCATGAAAATAATCGCAAAAGAAATGAACTGCTCCAGTAAAAGTAGACAATGAAAAAAGAAGGCCTCCTGTGGTAGAATAAAACTACTACAGGAGGTCTTTGCTATGCCCAGAAAATACAGCCACATTCAGGA